TGCATATCCCCTAGACTAACCGAACGAATTTTCGCTTTCGTATCGGTTTAGTTAAGTGCGCTTAAATTTCATTAAGTATGGTGTATTTCTTTTCATTATTCTCTTGACTTAATACCATAATGCTTTATTGTTTCTTACTTCCATCCTTGTTTCAGCAAGGTTAATCGTCCCCCTCTGTGCATCTGAACCTGAGTATGTCTGCCCCCTATGGGCATATCCTATAATGTTTCCAGATACTCTCTCTGATGTAGCTGATTCTGGCTTTAATGAATCGGTAAGGTAAATGAAGTTAAAAAGATCCCTCGTTTGATGATGATTGGTATCACCAATGCCCAGCACCTCACCACTAAAATACCTAAGATAGATATCTTTAAAGATACCATCAGGGATAACATTTTCAGTGTAGGCCTCTTTGACCTTCTCACCAGTATAGTTATCAAAAAGTTCAATCGTCACCTTTCCTTTAATATAACCATCTTCTTTTTCCTTTTTCTCTTTATACACTTTGCCTGTTCTGTAGTCTTTATCATAACTAATGACTTCTCTTATGCCCAAAGCAATCACCTCTTTTCTATAAATCAATCCCTACGGATGAAGCATAGTTAATTCGAATCCCTCTAAACTTGCAGCTGTCTGTTAATTGATGTTTAAAAAATCTAAAGGCTAAGTACAGATAATCATTTGGCTGAAACAGCTGCTCATAATGTTCTTCTGTAACTGCTAGAAAATCTGCCCTTCTCATACCATTTTCAGAAAATGCGGCATCGTTAAAAATATCTACCTGCACCCACCCCATACTTATATTGTCAAACACAAACCATGAGCTGCCATCATAGCTGAGTGCATACTGTAAATCACTTAATCCAGTGGTGCTATCATCTATGACAATAGAACTAATCTTTTCTTGGAGTCTCCTACCTGTTTTCTCTACTGCAATTTTGGGTAAACTTTTTACCGCTTCAGTCAGTTTTAGTCTGAAGTTTTCCCGGTTACTTACTACCTCTTCATCATCTGTGTAAAAAAGGATTCTAGTATTTGAACCTATAAGACCTTCTGTATGTTCAGGAAGTTCCTCCATCCCAAAGCTAAGAATAAGCTCCTCTGTTAATAAATCTGATGTTATTTCTATAAGTTCTCCTGTCATTTCATCTTCCACCTCTAGGGGAATATATCCGTTTTCTTCACCACTCCATATTTTTATAGTGCCTCCGTCTTCTATTAAATACCGGCTCTCTGCTGTATGGATAATTAAGTTATCAATATATGCCCTATCATCGCCGTGGCTAACTGAGCCATCCTTAAAATACCTCCAGCGAAAAGTGTGCTCTCCCTTTTCTAGCTGTTTGGAAAACTTACTCCAACTATTGTTTGTTCCAGAAGCTCTTATTTCTCTATTCCCGTCAATATAAAATTCAAAAAAATCATATCCACTTTCAGAACTGACAAACCAATAAAACTCAATGTAATCAGTTACGATATTAAGATAGGCATTACTTTGCTGATTATGGGATATAACTCTGCTCCCATAAGAAAAACTCCCTTCATAGGCTCTTTGATTTGTCCTAATCCAGTCGCCTGTAAAGGGAAGTTTTAAAGTATCCACTTCAAATGTTTCTCTGTTTGCCATTTCATCACTCCATCTCTTCACTAATCATTTGAATGTCAAAGCTGACTAGTTCACGATATAGGTTTGAATCAGAAAAAGGTACAGTAAATAAAACTCCTCCACCTATTGCCTCCCCACTTTCTCCTATGGTTACAGGCTTTTTTTCCACCAACGTAATGAACCGATCTGTATACCATGTGCCATCTATAGCCTGATACTCACTAAACTGCTTAATCCAATTATCACAAATGAGGCCTAAATAAAACGCTTCGTCTGCAATTTGGCTAATCCCAGTAATACGCATATGAATGCTTAAACTATTCTCAACTGGCATTTTGATATTTTGAAGAGCTTCTTCTAAGCTTATCTCTTGGTTTAAATCAGAAGAAATATAGGGGACTTCCCTTATCTCCACAGCTTCACTTTGGTTCTCTCTAAATTTCTTTATATGGTTTAAATAAGCGAAGTATAAAATAAACTGCATCACTTCTGCCCGTGGTAAACTTGGACTGAGGCCACCTTCAAGGTGCCTTCCTTCTATCATGACCTGAAGGTTATTTCTATCTATTGAGAGATGTCCATTTGAAGTCTTAAGCTCTACGACAAAGGCATGTTGTCCTGCTGTGACCTGTGGCATGGGAATGGTGAGACTAATTACATTTTCACCCTTGGCTAGGTGTTGATTAGGCTGAAACTCATAATACCCTCCATCAAGTGAAAACCTCATATAAAGGGTTAAATCATCCGATGCACTAGCATGGATTAAAAGGTTACAAGTTAAGTTAGTATCAGCAAGAGCAGATATCCCTACAGCTATAGCTGCATAAAAAGATGTGGATGTAATCGTTAAAGCATCTGAATTTTTCTTTAGTATGACTGCATTTTGACTACCCTCAATTCGACTTTCTAGTCTTTGAACAAGATGGCTAAAATCCAACTGATTGACGATGGTATTAAGAGAGTTTCCCAGTTCTATTATTGTGTGAATAGGCTGAAGAAGATCCTTTACAATCTTTATAACCCTTAACTTTGCATGTATTCCTAACCTTTCATGCTCCACTTTTACGGTGTCGCCAAGCTCAAGTTTGATAAGCTTATGATAGGCTGAATATTCATCTGTTTTACTTAGTTCTAGAAAATCTACTTTCACATTGACAAAAGGATTGGAAATCTTCTTTATATATTCATTAGCTAGTTCCCTTAACTCATCTTGATCCTTTACACCAGAGAACTCCACTTTTCTAGTAACGGGATAGGGTAGTAAATTTATAACAGAGCTGTCGGCTTCAACATATCTTTCTGGAAGAATTAAATCGTTTTCTCCCATGGGATAAATTCTAGTAGCAAACTCCGAAGTGTCGATAATTGCTTTAAGACCCTTCAAGTTCTTTCCATACTTAACTGAAACTCCAGTTTCTCTTCCACGTTCTTCTACTACTTCTACAGAATAATTATCCCTTATCAGTTCTCCACCATAAATTTCAAGAAGTCTAAATACACCTTCTAAGGCATTAAAGTTTCTAAAGCGAACAGGGTATATATTTTTCTCCGGTGCTTTGAAGGAAAATATAGCTTGTGCTTCAGGAGGAATCATGCCTTCCAAGGCTTCTTTCATATTGGCATTGATAAGGTTTACGGCTTCTATAAAATAAAAAGCAAGGTCATAAGAAATATGCCTCGCCCAAACTTTGATTTTTCTAGTTGTTTCCTGTTCTCTCTCTACCTTATAAATTCTAAAAATCTGATTGTCTGCCTTTATAATATTAAATTCCATGAGGTATTTTGCTTTTTGCAGGTCTGCTGGATACTCTAAATAAAGGCTGTACTCCCCATTTAATTCTTCCGTAGTTTCCGCCTTTATACATTCGTTTAATATCCCTAGACCGTTATTTCCGAAGTTTTCCAATCCAACGTTACGCTTATCATAAACAATAATCACTACAACCACCTCCAGTTAGGCAAAATTTCAAGTTTATTAACATTGCCTGTGAACTGGATTTGATTCTGCCCTACCTTTAGTAATGGGAAAATACCTACCATTTTGTGATTTAAATTTTCAAATGCATCATTATAGCAGTCTTCTAGTGTTGAGTTTAAAATAATCTTTCCTCTTATATCTATTAACTTTATTTCATTGTCATTAATCTTGAGGGTTATATCCCCCTCCCCATAGACCTTTAGGATTGGTTCACTTTCAATACTGCCAGGGTTATTCATAAAAGTCGTAGGATTTGTTATTGTTACTTCTTGGTTATGGCTAGCATATTTAAAAGGTCTACAATTAAAAACTATTGGAAACCTTGAGGTATATTTAAAAGCTTGCGTAAAATCAATGGCATTTACCACTTGAGCAATGTATTTTTTATTCGGAGCAAAACTAAAAATTAAATCACTTTCTCCTGTATTAAAAAGCCAAGCTTTAATCTCATCCATCTGATTTATCAAATCACCTATTGATTTCAATCCACATTCTATTAAGAGAGTAATGTCCTCATAAGTCTTTTCATCGTACTGAACCCTTCCATGCCTTCCTGGGATATCCATATAATGTACTCTTCTTTTAGGAGAGGGAAGGTTAGGCCTTTTGGCAATAACTATCCCGTAATCTTCATAGCTGTTCTTTCCGCCAAATGTAAAACTAAGCATTAGCCTCTCCCCCTTCCAAGTGATACTCTTTGACGATAGAACTCCAGCTCATAGGCCAGTTGTTCAATATCTTTTTCAGTGTTGTTTACAAATTTATCTATATTAAGGGTAAGTCCTCCACCACGACCAGTGCTATCTCCCATAATTTGATTGGTCTGATAATCGTTATAAATTTTACTTCCACGGGGTAGCTCTACAAGCTCTGGTCCAAGCTCTCCTACCATGGTTAGTCCCCCTTGGAAGAAGGAAGTTCCTGCAAAGTTCTTTCTAAAAGGAGCGGTTACGGTGTTAACCACATTCTCTGTAATGTTTCTAATTCTGTTGGTGAAGGTGGCTTCTTTGTTTTCCACCCTTTGGTTATTCCATTCACGGATTCTACTTATACCACCTTGGATGGCATCTCTTACCCTTGAAAAGGCACCGGATACTTTACTGGCCATAGAGGAGAATTTACCCCCGGTTACGCTATCCATGGTGTTTAGTGCGGCTCCCCAAACGGACTTATAACCTTCAGTGTAGGTGGTAATAACCCCTCTAATTCCTCCACCGTTTTCTTCGATTCTTCCTTTGATGTTGCTCCAAGCTGAAGCTGTATTACTCTTTAAAAACTCCCATGTTTCATTGGTTCTGCCCTTTACATTGTCCCAGCTAGAGCTTATATTTTCTCTAATGTTCCCTAGCGTCTGTGAAGTGCTGTCTTTGATATTTCCCCACTTCTCTGAAATGCCCCCTCTAATGGATTCCCATCTTTCAGCTGTAGCGGTTTTGACATTGTCCCAGCCATCTCGTATGGATTCCCCCATGGAAGATAAAGTTTCGCTGGTACTTTCTTTGATACTAGTCCATCTTTCACTAATCCCTGTTTTTACATTCTCCCAGGCTTCAGCTGTACTTTCTTTGATAGAGTTCCACCGTTCAGCGATGGCATCTTTCAGTTCTCCTGCCTTCTCCTTAATGGTATCCCAGTTTTTATATAGAGCTACACCTACTGCAGTAATTCCAACAATGGCTGCAACAGCGATCCCAATAGGTCCTGTTAAGGCTGTAAAGGCTGCGGCTAATACGCCTTTTATTGCAACAAGTCCACCTGCAGCTGCAGAGGCCCCTCCTACTGCTGCGGTTTTCCCTGCAATAGCTAATGAAATCTTAGAGAATGCACCAATAATGGCTCCTGCTCCTGCTACAATCTTTCCTCCAATAATTAAAAGAGGGCCTACTGCTGCAGCTAGGGCAGCTACTTTTACAATGGTTTCTTGGGTAGCTGGACTAAGATTTGAAAACCACTCTACTGCTCTTTGAAGATTTTCAACTAAAGTCTTCAGATGAGGAACGAGGATTTCAAAGATCTCAATGGCTACTCCTTCAAGCTGGGATTTTAAAATTGTAAGTTGGCCCTGAAGATTGTCCTGCATAATATCTGCCATTTCACCGGCAGCACCACTATATTCCCTTGTAGCATCTGTAAGCTTTTTATAATCCTCATCGGTGGCATTAATCACTGCCAGCATTCCACTCATGGCTTCTTTTCCAAAGAGAGTGGCGGCATATTGGGCCTGTTGCTCTTGAGTAAGGTTTCCAAAGGAACCTCTAAGTTGGTCCATTACATCTTTAAAGGGAAGCATATTCCCTTGAGCGTCCGTAAGATTTAAACCTAATTCATCTATAATCTTAGCCGCTTCCGATGTAGGCTGAGTAAGCCTGGTAATTGCTCCCCTTAGTGTTGTACCGGCTTGAGATCCTTTGATTCCCGCATTGGCCATTAACCCCAGTGCAAGAGCAGCATCTTCAGCTGAATAACCTAAAGATCCAAAGAGTGGCGCTACATATTTAAAGGACTCCCCTAACATTCCTACATTGGTATTGGCATTACTGGATGCACTGGCAAGTAGGTCTGCAAAGTCCCCAGCATCTGAAGCCTGCATGCCAAAAGCTGTGAGGGCATCGGTGACTATGTCAGAAACGGATGCCAAACTTTCTCCACTGGCAGCTGCAAGCATCATGACACCATCTAGACCTTCCATCATTTGAGCCGTATCCCAACCTGCCATGGCCATATAGTTTAGAGCCTGAGCTGATTCACTGGCGCTGAACTTCGTGGAAGAACCCATTTCTTTTGCTTTATCACTAAGCTTCTCTAAATCCTCTCCTGTGGCGCCAGAGATGGCCTGAACTTTACTCATTTCAGCTTGAAAATCTGAACCGATCTTTACTGCTGCAGCTCCGATACCCACAATCGGTAGGGTGACTTTTTTGGTGAGGTCTTTTCCCACGCTCTCCATCTTTTTACCGATGTCCTGCATAGACTGGCCGATTGGCTCTAGACTTTTGCCAAGCTTATACCAACTAGAGGATTGGACTTCGATTTGTCGATTAACACTGGTTAGGTCCTGTTCCATCTGAACCAGTCTTGTTCTAGCTTGATTGAGCTTTATTTCTAAGTCCCCAGTAGCCTTAGCATCTTTCCCTTTAGTCTCTACTGACTTTTGATGGGCCTTTTCTAAAGCCTCTACCTTTTGTCTTTGGAGTTCTTTTTGTTTGGTTAAAGAGTCTGATTTAGTTCTTAATTTATCCAACTCACTACCGTGTTTCCCAAGTTCAGTACTTGCCAGTTTAAACTCCGACTGGACCTTTCTCATTTCTTGATTCAGTTTTCCAATGCCGTTTTGAAAGCCAGTAGAATCAAGACCTACCCTGACATTAAGTTGACCGATATCTGCCATATCCCTCACCTCCCCTTGGCATACAATTCAGAATCATAAGCAATAAAAAAACACCCATTTTAGGTGTTATAGAATCTCATCGATATAGGTTTGCTCAGTTATCATTTTTCTTTTTAGAAGCTTTAAATAATAGATCATATCCATCTCATCAATTTCATGAAGCTTCCAGCCTTTGTTTAAGAGAACCAGATAAAACTGATCAATAAACTCCTGGGGATCCATGCAGTTCCCCTCTATTCGTTTTTTTCATCACCTGCTGTAGCTTCTCCCATTTCCCCTACCACTTCATTAATACAATTCATCATGGTGGGTATCAGCTGTTTCGAAGGTAGCCCATCATAGACATCGTCAATGGTAAACTGATGAGAAAACAGCTCTACAATAAACCCTACCATTTGATCCAGTTCCTCCGGACTCATGTCGTTAAAGTTAATGCCCTTTGATACTTCAATGGTTCTTCTCACCATCCTTGCTGAAATAAAATCAGTGATAAAGGTTTTATCTTTCCCCTTTATCTTTAATGTGATCTGCATCTTTTAACCTCCCATCTATTCTTCTATTCCTTCACCATTTTCCTCTTCCAGTGCATCACCTGGTACTTTTTCAAACCAGCTATCAGCTCCTATAAACTCTGGTGTCCCTTCATCGGCAGTCCTCTTCCACTCTCCGTCATAGGCCCTTGGCATAAAAACAAATTTAAGCTGTGGTGTCTTATGCTCCACATTGTCTTTTTTGGTAGAGTAGTCTTCTGCCATGGGCTGGGCCACACCTTTTAATAGCCAAATGTATCTGTACTTCCCACTTGACTTTTGACTTCTAAAACCTAGGGCCACATGAGGTGGTTTGTCAGAGGCTTTTTCGATTAAAACCCCATCCTTCACTTCACTTCCTGTAAGCTCTGCCCTGGTCTTCAGCTGAAGGTCTGCAGTTTCGATTTCTACATCAATCTTTCCAAGAGCCGATACGGATTCCCATAGCTGATCATCTGCATAAAGTTCCTGAGTATTGACTGTTGGGTTAATGGTGGCGTTCATGGCACCTGCCAAAGGTTTAATCTCTCCATAAAGCACACCCTCATTTGTATCTTCTTCTAAAATAGCATAGTGTAAATCCTTAAGTCCTACTTGAGCCATTTACTTTTCCTCCCTTCGATAGCGCATCACTTTGTGATACACCTTTGTATCCTTTTCATAAAGGTCATAAAAATTCAGTTTAATAAATCCTGCTTCTTTCATACGTTTGTGAATCTCTCCTATGAGTTCCGTGTAATCAGACTTTGACCATAAATCCAGTTGAATGTAGTTCCCTGAGGTTTCCTCTTCATCATCTGCATGAAGCTCCGCCTTTTCCAAATAACTAAAGAAGGTAATATAGGTGTCTGCTTTCCCACTGTAAGTTTGAAAAGCTACTGGAATATTTAAAGGACTAAGAGCCATAAGAATATCTTTATTTAAACTCATAGCCCCAGCCCCTTTCTAATCTCTTCGGATATCTTACTCATGGCTTCATTTTTAGATTTTTCATATCCCCTACCCATAAAGGGATTAGCTTTAATGTGGACCGTTCCAAATTCTATAAACTTGCCATAAAAACCATCATTCCCCGGGCCTACTTCCACATGTTTCATCCCATCTTTGGTTTTCACACCAGAGGTTTTAATGCTTTTCTTAAGGGTTCCTGAGCGGACAGGTGCTTCATTTTTAATGGCATCTTCCACCACACTGCCGGCTTCTCTTAAGGCTTTATTCTCCACCCTTTTACTCTGATCACCTAACTTTTGAAGTTCTGATAGAAGCTCTTCAACTCCTTCAAGTTCCATCTTAGCCACTAGGCATCACCTCCTGGCTCCTAATTTCAATCCACTTATTTTTATACTTAATATTATCGATTGCGATGATGTTATAGCGTTTCTCATTAAAGAGAATTACCATAGAAGGCTCAATCCCTTTTACATAACGAACTGTAAACTTAACCGTATGCTCTGCCTGCACCTGAGCCGCTTCGTAAAACTCTCTACCATGAAGATGGCTTGCTGCGGCCCACACCGTCTTTACATCTTCCCATGTTTCTATTTCAAAACCATTTTCATTCAAGGTGACGTTTTTCTTTTGAAAGGTAATCCGATGTCTTAATTCTCCAATCTCCATAGCATCACCAGCTTTCTTTTCTGTAAGGACTAAGAAGCCTTTTGATGACATCAAGGGTAGTTTTAAAGCCTTCTCCTTCCCTTTTTTCATACATTGAAGCTATGGAAAATAGGACCGCATTTTTCACAAGCTCTGGAACTTCGTCAAAATCTGTTAATGGGTATCTTAGGATCCCTTCACAAAGCTCTACCGATGCTTGGATAAGACCAAGAATTAAATCGTCTTCTTCATCGCCATCGATTCTTAAATATAATTTAACTTCATCAAGTTCTAGCATCTTTTCACCTACCCATCGGTTTTAGATTTGGTAGTAGTGCTGGCTTTCTTTGGCGGTTCTTTTCCTTTTACTTCTGTAGCCACACCAGCTTCAATCCATTCTTTTGCCTTTTTATCTTCCAGCTCTACTTCATCACCTTTTTTATAGCTAAAGTCTAATCCTGAAAGGGATGTCTTTAATTTTACTTTCACCCATCTCACCTCTACTTTCTTTAAAACCCTTAAAGAGAGGCATAAAAAAAAAGACCTCTCTTTAAAAGTCTTGGGGTATTCTAACTATTGCTTTTTCTAAGCAGACTTCATCGTTAGTACCTTCACTGCTTCAGGAAGGATTAACTTTCCATCTACCCTTTGGTAAGCCCTAAAACCTACTTGCCCACTTGCAGCATAAAGCTCACTCAGTCTTTGGAAGGATCTACCCTGTCTATCTGCAATCCAGTAGTAGGAGTAATCTCCAAAGGCTAGTGCCTTTTCTCCTGCAGCAATCTCTGGCATAAAGGTTGAAGTTTTCACCGGGTTATTTAAAATCTTATCCGGAACTCCCACCTGTACAGATGGCTGCCAGATATATTGCCCGTTGTCATCCTTAAGCTTTCTGATGGCCTTGGCAGTGCTGTCATTTAGTAACCATGTGGCATTTTTTCTATAAGGCTCTCTTAGTGAATGCCAAAGGTCAATCACCTCATCAAAGGTAATGGCATCTGCCACAACACTTGTCACCCCAACTTGTGCGGAGTTAAGAACTCCCGTTGGCTTATTGGTTCCATTCCCTTTAATAAAGGCCTCCTCTTCAGCTGCACCAATACGTCTGGCAAACTCTGTGGCGATATAGTTTTCAAGATTAAAGACGCTGTCATTTAGAAGTTCCTCTGAAACCTTGATAATGGTTCCAAGCTTATGGGCACCTAAAATCACTTGGCTAAAGGTATCGTCACTTTCAGTAAAGGCTCCACCCTCTTCAATCCATGAAGCCGTTCCCTTAGAAGATACCACCGGAATCTGTCTGTCTCCATAGGATGTAGTGATAACCTTAGCAAGGGTTCTCATAATATTGGCATCGTTTAGAGCCTGAATTAAGGTGGCTTCAAATTCATCGGGAACAAGGTAGCCCCCTTCAGAATCCTGACCAATACGAAGGGCATTTTCTGCCCCAAAGCTCCCTTTACTTCTCATGGCATTCCAGAAGGCATTTTTGTATTCCTTAGATCCTTTACCCTTTCTTTCCGGCTCGTCTGGATTCATAGGGTTAGATGCGATAGGGTTACTTGTTGCCCTTGAAAGTTCTAAATCAAGTTGGTATGTCAACACAAAACTGTACAACTTTTTTAAGGAGCGCAACTCGGACTATCGCTTCTTAGTATTTTAAATGCTTATATTAACACTGCTATCTTATTGTCACTTGACTTGGAGCCTCTGCTCGC